TGTCACCACTCACTGAAAAAGATTTTTATGGTATAATAGGAGGAGCAAATGCCAAAGAAGACACATAATAAAAGGACACTCGTAAAGCCTGCGACACCAAAGCTTCAAAAGTCTACTGCGAGGGTAGGCTTATTTGATATGCCAAAGTTTGCAGACATGATGCCTTTCTTGGAGAGCATGATACGAGACAAAGCCACTGGTCACAAGTTCAAGTCGTCTGACATTGAGCCACCAGTGGTGCATGAACCACCATCGTTTAGAGATATAATGATGGACGATATACAGATGGGCAAGATAACCTACAACAAAGCGAGAGGTTTTTCAGAAGGCAAGGTCGGTGCAGACGAGAGAACTGTGCAGAAAATTGTGTCCAAGATGAACAAGCTAGTCTTGCATGAGCAAGTGACGTATGCTTTCAAGCGACCAAGCAAAGGGTTGCAGATATACGATGCCAATGAGCAGAGTAAGAAAGCCATTAGGAAATATCAGAAGGAGTTCATGAAGGCGAAGAAGGCAGTTGTTCATGCTAGTTTGATGGAGGACATTGTAAGGAGAGGTGCAAACTTTACGGCTGAGGAAGCAGTGATTGCCTTACGTAATGCAGAGCCACCATCTGAGAACCTTTTCGTTGAGTGGAACGAGCCAACAAAGCAGTGGTGGCAACAGAAAATCTTTGATGACAAGTGGGGTATAAGCAATGGAGATGTCACGTCTTCCATTGTCAATCCGTCTGTTGGTTATTGGATACGCAAGACCGAGGACGTAGATGGAATGTATTTGGGCGACTCCGTTTATACGTTTGATAGCTTTATATACTTTACCAATGCTGAGTTTGACAGTGGTATTGATGCCAACAAAGTTAAGTATGTGAACAACAAAGTTTATATACATGACATGAGAATGGTCGTGAACTTTGCCGAGCCTTTCCATGATGAGGTTATCAAGGAGTACAGAGATTCGCCATTCGATGTGACGACTTATGGTAAGAAGTACATGAAGGAGGAAGACCTCAAGAAGAGAATGCAAGAGATACTGTATCCTCACGATGTGTCGTTAGACAAAGCGATTCCGTCTGCGTTGAATGTTGATAGAGCATTGTGGGGAAACATATGGTCTTTCCACAATAGCAAGAAGAAACACAATAAGGATTGGCAACTGCTGAGAAAGCACGTCATGTGGAAAGCAGGACTTGGACATGACATAGACCCAGTGAGGAATGAGGTGCAGAAGAGTAAGGCAGACTTCAGTTCATTGCTTGGTGCTATGGGAGACATAAGGTTTCTTGTGTCGTTGTTGAATATATGGAACTATCCTCGACACATTACTCAAGAGATTAGAGAGACGAAGGGAAGAAGAACTATGATACGTGGCGAGACTATACCATCGGACGACCACGTAGTTCTCAAGGTCAACCTTCCGAAAGATGAGGGTGTCAATCTTTACAGAACTGATGGCAATGGTCAAGGTGGTGTTGGTACACCGAAGAAGTATCATGAGGTTGATGCACATACGAGAGTGTATAAGACGTTATATAATGACGATGGTTCTGTTAAGAGACAAGGATTTACCACAAGAGTTAAGGAACATGGTAGAGGTAACAAGAACCTTGGTACGATTACCAAGGAATACAAACTAATGGGAGGTAAATAATATGGACAAGTTAAATCTTAGAAGAGTGTCGCATAATAAAATACAGCAACACAAAGGGAAGTTTGGTAAGTATATGCCACTCAAAGAAATTCAAAATCATATAGATTACATTGAGACTTTTGAACTTGATGCGAATTGTAAAAGTCTTTTGGAATACTACAAAAGACAGAAGACAAAGGCATTACAGATACTAGAGGAGAAGACAGATGAAGTTAGTTGAAAGGAACGGACATCTGTATGCTCATGGATTTGTTAAAGATACGATGGGCTACACCCATCGTATCCGTAAGTCAACTGGGTATTCTGTTGGACAGAAGACGTTAGCCAAAGAAAGAATGCGAGAAATATTCCGTGACGCAGGTAAGAAAGTTGACATGGGTACGAAGACGACAGTGGCAGACGCAATAAAGTTGTACCTGGGCAGCCGAAGCAGCATGCCAGGCAGCACAGACTTGGTTAACTTACGTCTGTTTCAGAATGAGTTTGGTCACAGAGTACTCTGTTCGTTGGAACAAGCCGAGGTGATGGACTATTTCAAGGGACGAGGCAACAAAGACAATAGTGTTTCGAGAGAGATGACGTCTATTAAGTCGATGATTAACTATAACAATGACATGGGTCGTAGTGTGCCAACGTATAGGCTGAAGCAACCAACGTCTGATGATGCACGAGTACGATGGCTGACGGAGAGAGAGCGAGACAAGTTGATTGCTTTGTCTCACTATAGTTTGCAACCGATACTGAGGTTCTTGTTTTATACTGGTGTCAGACTTGGCGAGGCATTCAACCTGCAAGCAAGAGAGTTGGAATCTTACCACGTTGTTGTCGTCTCTCGTAAGGGTGGACGTACACTCAGACGTAAAGTTCCGATTAACTTTGTGGACTACGTTAGTGACTATGGTTTCCGTGAGTTCAAGGGTAACGATGATTTTGTTTTTAGGTCAGACGACTACAACCCTTGGAACAAATATATATTTTACAAGTATTTCAGTGAAGCATGTGCTAAGGCAGACATTGAAGACTTTAAACCCCATGATTGCAGACACACGTTTGCATCACATCTTGTGCAGAAAGGCGCAAGCTTGAGAGCAGTTGCTGACTTACTTGGTCACACTTCTCTTGACATGGTAATGAGATACTCGCATCTTGCACCATCTCATTTACATGATACAGTAAATCTGATTAACAAACCAAAGGAGGACTAAATGTCAGAACAAAAAGCCAATGGCGAAGAGAAAAGACCCAACACGATTGAGGTAGGTAAGTTGTACCTCGTAGAGAAAGACGGAAAGCTTATCGGTACGGAGGTATTATTTGCCGACAACATAGACAACATACAAGGTGGCATGCAAGTGCTTGACTTGTTGAGGAACTCACTCAACTACAGTGGGTGGACATTCGAGACGTTGGCAAGATTAGTACCACGCAAGTCAGCCTCTGCCGAGCCAACTATTGATAGTGCCACTGGCAACGAGAGCAGTGCCGACAAAAAACAAGATGACGGAGATACCAACAAGGATAATAAAGACACCTCCGTACAACCATAAATTATCCCACAACTTCTGCCGTGCGAGCATTCTTGCTCGTTCGGCTTCTTTCCTTTTACGTCTGATTTCAGCACGTAGCTTGAGCAGTTCTTGCCAAGCATCATACCCCCTAGTTTCCATGATTATCTGACGCAGTTCGTTCTCCAAGTCTTCAGCTTTTTTCTTGTTGATGAACGTGTCCATCGCCTCTTCATTCTCTGAGCCTGCAAATGGACTACTCTTTTTTTTGTTGTGGTCGTTACGCAGAATGTCAATGGCATCGAATAGTTTTCCGATGTCTTTGCCAAGGTCTTGCATCTCACGTCCTGCCGAGACGCCTGCCTTGATTGCCGAATACGCGGCTAATGCTATACTAATTGGTTCGATGATACACTCTCCTTCAAAGGAGAGTGTATACTAATTGTGGTAGACAGTCGTCTTACTTGTAGACTATCTTCTTCTTTTTCTTTTTACCCTTCTTCATAGGTCCTGGCATGTTACACCTGCTTTCTTAGTCTGCCACCGAAGACGTTGACTTTTTGTTTGTTAAGACTTGAGCCAAACTGTGATGGTAATTGTGAACGATTACGAAATTGCAAACCTTGAAAAGCATTTTTCTTTGTGCCATTCATCTTACTTGCACCGAAGACGAGTCCTTTGTTAGTTGAGTACGCCATACACTTCTCCTTAGTTATGCGTTTATGCTACCGAATTTTTGCTTTTCTGTCTACCAGTTAGTTGTAGGTAAGCGTTGTAATATTTCATAAAATCTTTTAGTCGCAGGAAACAAATGCTCTCTTCAGTTGTCATTCTGTTTCGTCTGTTAATAACGATGGGCGTCTCTGGGCTGTTAGTTTCCTGTGAATTTCTTTCTGCCTGTCTGATTGCGTCCATAAAATTCAGACGCTCTACACGCTTGGCTTCGACAAATAGGTCTGGCACTCCGATTAAGTCTGCTCCACCATGTGAACTGACCTTGCCTCCACCAGACAGTGGCGCACGATATGCTGTGTTCATGTCTGCTGTCTCGTTAAAGTACGTTGCCAGTTCTCTTTCGAAAGTGTCACCTTTTCTTTTCTGTTTACTCATAGTTCTTCGTATCCCCTTTCACGTCTACAATTAACGCAGTAGTACCAGTTCTTTGGTCTAGCATGTGTGTCTCCACAGTCCATGCATGGTCGAGTCCATGTCTTTTCATCACTGACTCTCTTGACTTGGTACTTAGCTCCGTCAAAGTCTTGTAAGTTATGTCTTACAAGTATCCGTTTTATTGTGTCTACGCAACAATTAAATCTGGAAGCAAGCTCTTTGTGGCTTAACCTGCTATGGTTAGCTTTAAGCCATGATATATTTTCTTCATCTACATATACTCTTCTTGGCATATAAATTAAATAACATAGGGGTATTGCCAAATCAAAAAAAATATGTTACAACTACGTTTGTTCTTACGTGGTTTGGCGTAGCCAACCACGGAAACAAGGAACAATAAGACGAAGTTTAAGTAGTTGTAACAAATAAATGACACAACAACAAGCCGAAGAAAATCGTAAGAAACACCCAGACATTGCTGAATTAATGGACAAAGTTAGAGTTCATTTTCCTGACGCAAAACTTGTTGCCGTGTACATAGACGGAAAGAAACTAAAGTTCTAGCCACTCATTGATGAGACGTAAGGGTCTTTGAAGTGTCTCCGAAATGTGTGTAGGGTCACTGCCTTCAAGTGCCATAGCTTTCGCTCTCTGTTTTGTTGACTGACTTGCGACAACGCATCGCTCATCTTTCGTGTTGTGTCCACCGAACCCCACCCATTGCACTCTGTCATGCATGTCTGTCCACTCTCTGACCTTCCCATACTTAATCTCCATGACCATATATAATCTATAGTCTTTCGGTAGCTTGCTCTCCAGTAAAGGAAACACTGGTCGCTGATAACTTCCGTCCCAGATAGCCGCATTTTGCTTTGCTGTGTCTTCGTCTTTGTATACCTGAGTCACTTTTATCTGTGTCTCCAGTACAGTCAACTGGTTAGTCGAGCCTGCTTCTCTACCCAGACCACCTTCAGACGGCTTGTTAGAATGGTGTATCATAATGACGGCAAGTCCTGAGTTCCTGAGTTTAACTGCTAACTGGTTAACCCTGCTCCATTCGTCTGCCGAGTTCTCCATTAAGCCAGGATAAGCTGACCTGATTGTGTCTATTATGATTACGTCTGGGTCTGAGAATGTTATCCACGCTTGCAGTTCTTCGAGTCCCTCTCTTTTCTTTAGGTCTATTTCTTTCTTGTCTACAAATGGTGTCCAGATATTTAATCTGTCCTGCGTATCTCCATGCATCTGTCTCATTTCAATCAGACGTCTAGCTATTGTTGACATACCCATTTCAAAATCCAAGTACAACGCTCTCGCAGGCTTACCTAATTCGAAACAACCAAAGTATTTTCTACCACTACACAACGCAGATATACAATGTTGAACAAACATAGACTTACCATGTCCACTGTAACCATACACTTGCACGATTGTATTCTTAGGAAGCCAAGGTTCAATCAAGTACGTCTTGCCTGCACTCTCCTCCATAAGTTGGTCTGCATCTTTCATCTGGATAAGTTTTCTGGGTCGGTCTTTGAACTCCTCAGTAACTGGTTGCCCAATAAAGTTTCCATCTTCATCGAATCTTTCTGGGTGGTTACGTTTCTCCGACTGCTCCATAGAACAGACAGTTGCTTCAAACTCTCGCTCATCTAAAGATTCAAAAAAGAACTCATTCATAAACGCAAGACCACGGACTCTTAACTCAGAGCCAAAGTATCCATTCAGTATACACTCAGATATGTAACGCATAACACGTTCATTCCTACCATTACTCATGCCAGATGGTATCTTCATTGAAGTTGGATAGGTTTCTTTTACATACTTAGCCGTTCTATCCCATTCAGAAAGCATCTCATTAGGGTCAAATGGTTTGACAGAACTCAAGTCTAGCTTTGAAAAATGAAAGTCACCATCGTTAATACGTTCTTTTAAAGACGGCTTCCAATCTTTCCAGACAAACATCTCATCATAATCGAATACGTCTACTGGATAGTCCCACGTATAGTTCTTAGAAGGTGGTAACAACGCATAACTTCCGTCTCCCCTAAAGTCTAAGCCATTAATCATGGGCCAGTCTGAACCTCTGCTGTTTACACCTGCTCTCGGACCTCTGCGTATGCCGTCTTTTGGGTGTTCAAAGTATAAGTGAATGCCACGTTTGGTCTTCACCTTGATTGGTGTCTTCATGTTAGCTTCTTGAGAAGCATTGTAAGCGTTGTCATTATCACAATCGACAACAACAACGCCACTGATTTCGCCAGTTACAAGTGCGATGTCATAGTCTTCCCATTGAGTCCACCAATTAGTAACCTCGTCTTCTGTTGGTAAACGATTTTGATATTCAAGCCACTTGATAGCAGGTCGTTTGCCTTGAGGTTTTATTGGTATAACAGACCAACCTCTTTCTAAGTATTCTAAAGCGTGTTTAAGCTTTACGTTTTCCTTTCCCATTATTATCCTCCTCAAAGTAATCGTCTATACTGCATGTTGGGTTTATATTTTTTAGTTCCTCCAGAACTTGTGTTGAACATTTGCCTTTCTTTACCCATTGATAAGGTATTGTTCTAGCTTTTTTTATCTTCCTAGCCACTGTCGATGCTCCTCCGAAGTCATTGATAAGCCTAGAAAAATTTATTTTATACATTTTTTTCTCCTTTAATGCTTGCATTTGTGTAACTTATATATTACATTCTGGTTTATGTAAAGCATCATTCGATAATCGCTGATGCAAAACAAAAAAGGAGAAGCATATGTCGTCAGACAGTTGGGATAGCTTTGGCAGTACAACCAAAGCCTCTGATGAAACCCCATCAGAACACTTAGACCTTCTATGCCATGAACTCTACACGTTAGAGTTAGATTTACCAAACAAACTTGATAGGATACAACAACTCCAGAACGAGATTGCTTTGGCATTTCCAGAGGTAGAGGGCGAGCAGTCGAAAACAACGTCAAGATTTCAAGTATCGTGTGCAAGAGGAGAGCGATGGTCTTGGGATAAGCCGATGTTGGAGGAGATATTTGGCGAAGGAGATTTGCCAGAGTACGTTACAAGAAGTTTATCCGTTGACAAAAGGAAGTTTAAAAAGCTACCTAATACAGACCAAAACAATCTGAAGCCTGCCTTAACAAGGAAGCTTGACAGAGCAAAGATAAAGGTGGTGCAAAATGTTTAACGTAATGAAAACTTCTGACATTCAAAAAGGTGGAGCAGTTAAGTTATTGTTATATGCACACCACGGATACGGCAAAACATTTCAGTGTCGTTACTTCCAAAAAAGATATGGTAAAGGTATAATATTATCTGGCGAAGCAGGACTAAAATCTGTTGAAGACATTTCTATTGATTACCTTCCGTTCACTTCTTGGGACGGAAACCATGACCCAGAGAATGGAGACTATTCATTTACTGGTATTGTTAAGATGCTACAATCAAAAGAGTTTAAAGAAGCAGGATATAAATGGATAGCTATTGATAGCTTGACAGAATTATCTGAGAGATTGATTGAACATCTTGAGAAGCAACATGAGAACTCTAGTAATGGGTTCGCATTGTGGGGAGACTATAGCAGACTAATGCTTGGCTCTCTCAAATGGATAAGGGATTTACCATACCATGTTTACATTACGTGTCTTGCCAAAGAAGAGAAAGACGCAAATGATGTGACACAATATTGGCCCTTAGTTAAGGGTACTGCCGTTAGTAAACATGTTCCTGCCTTGTTTGACCACGTTATGTGTGGTGTAAGGAAGACAGAAACTAATGATAAAGGCATACCAAAAGTCAAAAGGTATATAGTAACAGACGAGGTAAGTGGTTGGCATGGTAAAGTTCGTGACCCACTTGGCACGTTGAAAGCCTTTGAAGAAGTAAACGATGTAACAGAACTACTAAATAGAATGAGCGAAGGAGGTAAACAAAATGGCTGATTGGAATGGTTTTGGTAATCTTGATTTAAGTAAAGTAGAATCAAGCAGTAACTATGTGAGGTTGCCTAAAGGCGAACATCATGTAAAAATAACTGATGCAATTATGAAAGATAGTTCGTCAGGTGGTAAGTATTTACAAGTTAATTTTAAAGGTGTCACTGAAGTTGGCGACATCAATTCAAATTTTAATCTTGTGAATAGCAACCCACAAGCAGTTGACATTGGTAAAAGACAACTCAAGTCTCTACTGTTAGCGGCTAAACACCCTAACCCAGACAAGCCGAAAGACGTGGCTTCGTTGAAGAACCTTGAACTTAATATTGTTGTTGGTAATGGTAAGCCATTTACTGGGGACGATGGTAAGACAAGAGAACAAACGGAAGTTAAGGTGTATAAAGAACTAGCCGATGGTAAAGCACCAAGTGGTGGTGGTGAACTTGACGATGAGATTCCATTTTAGTAATGGAATATGAGGGAGGTGCGCAGGGGTGCCAGCCTCCCTCACCCAACTATGAGGGGTGCTTGGTTTCTTTTTAACTTAATACTTATTTAAAAATGAATACCAATATTTAATGATAATGCCAAGTACCTCTCACCATAGGATTTATTATGATTAAAAGTGCAGATGATGTAATCAAAGCTATAGACGAAGGGTATAGGAAACAACCCAAGGAAAGAGCAAGAGACTACATAGGTGCATCTGGCATTGGCACTCAGTGCGATGCCTACCAAGCATACTCTTTGAGAGGTTTCCCAAATGATGTAGCAGAGCCAAAGCTAAAAAGAATATTCAAGCTTGGTCATATACTAGAAGACATAGTTGTTAAAGATATAAAAGAAAAAGCTGACGTAAGAGTATGGGAAGTTGATGGTCTTACTGGAAGACAACATACATACGAACAGTTAGGTGGTCATGTCGTCTGTCATATGGACGGACATATAGAAACAGAAGATGGCATACTAAGAGTTCTTGAAATAAAATCTATGAACGATGCGAACTTTAAGAAGTTCATGAAAGACGGAGTGAGAGTTTCTCACCCTAAATATTTCTCACAATTACAGATGATGATGGCTATGTCTGGGTTTGAAGAAAGTTTTTTCATTG